CGTTTGGACCACTATTATATCCATCCCGGTCGATTAGACCCGGATATGGATTCTTATGTGAGCCGCGCGGTCGGATATATAGAACGAACATTAGGAGACTTCGAGATCTTTCTGGACGAATTGCCCAGGCTGATACGGGTTACTGCAGGTGCTACTGAAACACGCTCACGGAGGAAGGCACTCCCGTTCCTTAAAATTCATAAGAAATGGAGGTGCACATCCGGTGCCAGCCCTTACCTAAAGGCCCTCGGATCCTATTACGGATACGAAGGCATCAGGACCAGGCTGACGGAAGTGAATCGTGTTGAGTTTGTCCCTAAGAACTGGAAGACTTCGCGTACAATTGCGTGCGAGCCTGATGGCAATATGCCACTACAGCTCGCATTCGATACGTATGCTAAGAAGATGCTTAAGAAAAAGGGCATCGACTTGTCTGACCAGACTAAAAATCAACGGCTCGCCAAAGAGGCGTCTATCGGTGACAGTTACGCCACCATAGATCTCTCGATGGCCTCCGATACCGTAGCGTTTAATACTGTTGCATGGCTGCTTCCGCAGCGATGGTTCAAGTACTTGAGCGATATACGGTGTAGGAGTGGCATTCATAACGCGGTAGAATACCGCTACGCAAAGTTCTCCTCAATGGGGAACGGTGCGACGTTTGCGCTAGAGACGATGATATTTTCTGCTCTGTGCTTTGCAGTCGGCTCTAAGAGCTTCTCCGTTTATGGTGATGATATCATCATAGAAAAGGAGTTGGTCCCCGAGCTTATGCGAGTACTGAGTTTCTTCGGTTTTGTCATTAACGAGGACAAGAGTTACATCGCGGGACCCTTTCGGGAATCCTGTGGTGTTAATTGTTACCTCGGCCGGGACATTACGCCCTTTTACCTCAGAGAGTGGACGATGCAGCGAAGTTTGCTGTGTCACAATCTCAATGGGATAATTGCGTGTGCCGTACCCGGTGGGGAGCTTTGGAAGTGGTGCGAGGACAAAATATCCGAGCATTCGCTACCTTTGGTTCCCTTTAATGACGATAGTATGAGTGGCATCTTTATCGACGTCCACTCTGCGTATTCTGAAGGACTTTTCAAAACGCGGCGCCACGTGCAGAAGTTCAAGGCATTCAAGCCGAAATCAACTTCACGTAGTGTCTACGATATACGTACCCTGTTCCTGTGGAACCTAGATCGGTTCTGCAAGGATAGGGGCGGGCAATCGTTTCTCTTGGACCCCGTCGCAAAGAAGTTACCATTGCGGTTTCTTCGGAGTGATAGGGGCGACCCAAGAGAGCCTTTTGAGAGCAGTAGGGTCCCGACTTTGTGTCATAAATATGTACGAAAGTGGGTCTACTGGAATCCTCCAGTAGCGGTAACACCTGATCACATGTATATGTGGTCAGATACAATTCTCCGACGTATGTCCGAGGGCTGTAGTTAGGGGAAGGATCCCCAGTCAAGATGCATAG